TGTATCTTTTGGCAATGTCATTCTCCCTATGCTGCCAAGCCGCCGTGTGCGTTAGAACAAGCACCGCCGTTCTTTCTGCCTACGCTTAAATTTCCAAAATCTGTAGCATTGCCAGTTGACGAAATCGTTATGTATTCAATGGTGTCCCTACTTGAGTCACCACCTGCAAAAACTCCACGCCCGCCGCCACTTGTCCCATAAATCGCTGCCGCAAGTGCCATTTGTAAATCACCAAAATCAGTAGCATTTCCCGTGCTTGCAATCGTTACATAGTCAATGACATTGCGTGACCCTGATTGCTCACCACCAGCGAATACACCACGGGTTTCTGATGCACATGCTGCAATCAAGTTGTTTGTTACCGTTCTATCGCCGAAGTCTGTGGAATTTCCTGTAGAAGCTATAGTTACATACCAAATATCAACGATGTTTTCGCCACTACAGATTGCTCTTGTTGGAGATGAACATGCAGCAATTTCTGTATTGTTGGAACTAATAACATCGCCAAAGTCTGTAGCATTTCCTGTCGATGCTATTGTGATATAATCAATAACATTAGTTGATGATTGCCCCCCCATAAACAAACCCCTAGTCGAGCTTGATGCAGATGCACCTTGCCGCCTTGCCAATGTAAGATCACCGAAATCTGTTGCATTACTTGTTGTCGCAATCGTGACATATTCCATCACGTTTACCTGACCAACGCCGTCTTGGTTGAACAATCCTGACACACCTCTTGTTGATGAGCTACATGCGGCGTTACCTTCCGCTGCAAAACTAAGATCACCAAAGTCTGTGGCATTGCCCGTGGTTAATATTTCAATATAATCTATGGTGTTTACCCTGCCGCCTGAACTATCACCAGCAAAGAAAACTGCCCTTGGTAATTGATTAGATTGGTTGGGCCAAAGATTTGCTTTTGTATAAAACAAGGCTTCACTTAATGACCAAACACCACTTGCTGCCCCATTTACATAATTATCATTAGGTTCTGTCGGAGTATCAGTTATAATGTTTCCTAGATAACGCTTAGGCATTATGAAAGTCCTCCGTGGGCGTTGGAACAACCAGCAGGATATGATCTGGCTACAGTCAAATCACCGAAGTCACTGGCGTTGCCCGTTGATGCAATTGTGAAATAATCAATATTGGCTTTCTGACCTGATACGTTGTCAGTGCCGCCACCAAAAACTGCCCGTGAGGAATTGGATGTGCCGCCCATCGCGTATCTAATTCCACTAAGATTTCCAAAATCAGAGGCATTACCAGTTGATGCAATTGTTATGTAATCAACCTCGTTTACAGCAGCAGCACCAGAAAAATTAAAACCACCCGCGAACATGCCTCGCGTCGATGAGGACGCTCCCGCTGGTTCAAATTTAAGTGATAAGAGATCACCAAAGTCAGTGGCGTTTCCTGTAGAAGCGATAGTCACATAGTCAATCGTATTATAGCTCGCTGAAGAACCCTCATTGCGACCACCAGCAAAAACACCCCTTGTTGTGCTAGAACACGCCGCTGCCCCAACTCGTGATAACGTTAAGTCTCCAAAATCACTAGCGTTGCCCAATGTGGCAATCGTTATGTAATCAATTACGTTCTGCGCAGTCCCGCCAAAATCATCTTCACCGCCGCCGAATATTCCTCTGGTAGAGCTTCCGCATCCGCTAAAAGTTAAGCGACCAACTGTTAAATCGCCAAAGTCCTCCGTGTTTCCTCTGGAGACAATAGTTACATACTGCATGGTATTCCGTGGTGTTTGCTGCCCCCCAGCAAAAACACCTCTTGTGCTAGATGAACAACTTGCAACAAAAGTTTTGCTAACAGAAAAATCACCAAAATCTGCGGCGTCACCTAATGTGGTTATTTGTATGTAGTCAATTGGGTTTGAGGTGCTACTACCACCACCAAAAAGCGCAATATCTCCACTCAAAGGCGGGACGTTATCCGCTTGCCATTCTGCGGCATTCTGAAACTGCGTCGAGAGCGACCATACACCGTTATAATTTGGCATTATTGAAGTCCTCCGTGGGCAGATGAACAGCCAGCAAGTTGCTTCCTTCCAACAGTTAAGTCACCGAAATCTACTGCATTACCTGTCGTATCAATTGTGACATATTGTATTACATTGGTATCACCCAAATTCCCACCACCCCAAACGCCTCTTGTGTTTGATGATAATGCTGCCAGTTGATTTTGCGTTCTCACCAAGTCACCAAAGTCAGAACCATTGCCTGTGGTAGCTATGGTAATATAATCAATAGAGTTAAGGAACGAACCGTTAAAGGAACCACCAACTAAACCTCTTGTTGATGAGGAACACCCCGCCGTATATACATAATTAGCAGATAGATCACCAAAATCAATGGCATTCCCCGTAGATGCTATAGTTATGTATTCAATTACATTTGAATAGCCGCCCCTGAAACCACCCGCAAAAATGCCTCTTGTTGGTGAACTAAATGCTGCGTAAAATTCATTCTGCGCAGTTGTTCCATCGCCAAAGTCAGTGGCGTTTCCAGTGCTTGCTATTGTTATATAATCTAAGACATTTTGACTGCTGCCGCTAGTTCCTGCCCCGAACACACCTCTTGTTGAGGAGCTTAAACCAGAAACACTACTTCTTCCCACCGTCAAGTCGCCAAAGTCTGACGCATTTCCTGCTGATGTAAATGTAACGTATTCTATCACATTTGTGTATGTAGTCCCACCACCAAAGACACCTCTAGTAACAGATGAGCATGCCCCTAAGTTTATTCTAGCTGCAGTCAAATCACCAAAGTCTGTAGCGTTGCCCGTTGTTGGAATGGTAATAGTGTCTATAACATTGGAGTATGAACCCGTTGTGCCACCACCAAACAAACCAATTTGCGGAACGGCTGGCGTTACACTTCCACTTGCATCACTCGCCACAGACCAACCAAACGCATTGATAGCCCAAACGTTAAACGTGTAGCTTGTGCCGTTGGTTAGGCCAGTGACAGTGACGGGCGACGACGACCCAGTTGCCGTGTGTGTCTTTGTGCTATCCGTAACGAGATATTCAGTAATAGCAGACCCGCCAACATCTGACGGGCTTGTGAAGCTAACATCAACCTGTTCATCACCAGCAGTTCCGCTGACCCCAGTTGGGGCATCTGGCGCATTAAGCCCGTCTTGGCCTATGAAGCCGCCTTTACCTTTAGCCATGCTCTGAACTCCTTAGTCAGAGATTTCCTCATAGCTGACAATCACTTCCAGATCGTTAGCCGTTCCCGCAGTCACCGTGATGGACATATCTTCCTCAAGGTAAAGTGCGGTGTTCTTATCAACAACAACCAAAGACGCATCCGCTGGAACAGAGATTGTGCTTGCAAGAGAATATGCTGTGCCGCCGCCTGATGCCGCGCTGTGAACGTCTACAGTTACATCGCAAGCATTGGTGCCATCCACGTTGGCTACTTGGATCATGTTGACCTTGATAACTTTACCAGATGATGCAGCGTTGCTTACAAGCACAGTTGCTGATGTTGATGATAGCGCAAGTTGATCTGTCTTTGCAGTGATCGTTGCGACATTTACGATATTAGGTGCAGCCATTTCTATTTCTCCTTAGCCGAACACGATTGCCATAGCTATGGCTTTGCCAGTTGATGCAGCACTGTCTAGCTGCGTTTGAATGTTGGATGTTACGCCATCCACGAAGTTAAGCTCTGCTGTCGTGGCTGTTACGCCGTCCAACAGATTAATCTCTGCCGCAGTTGCCGTAATCGCAGTGCCGCCAATAGAGAGCGTAGAAAAGTTACCAGTTGATGCAGATGCCGCGCCAATCGGTGTTCCGTCAATCGAACCAGAGTTAATATCAATACCAGTGACAGCCGTTGTTCCGTCTAGCAGATCATCAACGCTGTCCCAGTTTGCATTTAGATAGCCGCCCCAAGCGTCTTCATCGCCGCCAACGGTAGGCTTTTGAAAGCTGTATGTTGTTGTGTTAGTCGCCATTTATGCGGCCCTCTCTAAATAGTCTGCCTCTGTCCATGTGTTAGTAGGATCAGCGGCATCCGTCCATATGGTTGTCGGATCATCTGCATCTAGCCACTTATAGCGAGACAGGACGTTTACTGTCAAACTTGCAGTGTCTGTCGCAGACATCAATCTAACGCGATTGTAACTTATATCGACGCTAGATGATAGTGCCACGTTTGCGCGGCCCACAACGTCAATAACCCCGTTCGATACAAACGTAGCCGTTGACGTAATTGCAAAGCTATTTTCACGAACGCGCTGGTAATCAACACTTACACTAGAGCTACAGCTTATGGATGCTGATGCATCCTCTACGGTATGGTTTTCGCCATAGATGTTTGTGCCGTAATTGCGCAGACCATATCCACTGCGATAGCCCTCTGTCTCAGCATAAACCAAAGCGGCAGATACAACGAGATTTTGCAGCGATGCCGCTACAGCCCCGTCCTTAACGATCTCGCCAGCGGCAGAAGCGGATGAAGTTGCCGCAGCAGATGAAGAACCACCTATAATTCGGTTTGCGTCAGATGTTGCAGTCGCGCTTGACGATACTGACGCTGCGCCCTCTTTTACAACTTCCGCGCCAGCCGTAACGCTTGCAGATGATGTGTCAGCCGCAGCAAAGCTAATGACACGCACCGCGCTAACAGTGGTAACTGCATCTGGTATGATGATAGATGCACCATCCGTTATTGAGCCAGATAAACCGTAGGTATCTTGCCCATATAACGCATCACCGTAATATGCGCGGTAAACAGCCATTAATCTAGTGTAATATCCAGATCACCAGTTGGGATGCGGAATACGTCACCATCGTTAATTGCTTTGGCTGTAGTCAACGCTGAATGCACAATCATGTCACCCGCAGATGATGCAGTCAAAACGCCAATATGCGTAATTGTGCCCCAGTTGCCGCCTGACGCTGCTGGAAACTCAACTGCCGCAGAGTTTGTCGCAGTGTCCGCAGTTACGGAAAACGTGACTGCTGTTCGTGCATAGCCGTTTCCAGAAACTTCGCTAGTCTGTGTGCCTGCATCAGTAGGATCAGCAGTGAACAAACCGATATACCACGCTGTTGGACGTGTTACACTTGTTGTTGTAAACACATAATCCATAACGTGGTTTTCGTAGGTATTTGTAAAAGACATGGATTTCTCCGTTAGATATATCTAGGTGAACCATACACCATTTTGCAGTTAATAACTAGATATGATAATTCTGCGACCAGAACCACCAAACCGTGTGTCGTCTGAGGCTTTTTGCAAAGAAGCTAGTGCGTTCTGATACAAGCTCGCCCAGGTTTGTGTTCTTGCGTCATCCAGCAAGTAAGGTGCTGACTGCATTAGCGCACCATACAAGTAAATATCTGGGTCAGACTGCAATAGCCAAGTATAAGTGTTGCTGTCGCTTAGACTTGGGATTTCGGAGTAATACGCAAGCTGCATAGGATATTCTGCATCAGGCGTTGGAAAGACCTCAATAGCTTCACCGATCTGTGAGTAGTATTGCGGGATGCCAGTTGTGTCGCGGTTTTGCTCACGCTTTTCTAGCATATCCTCAGTGCCAATAAGGTCTAAGCGTCTGGTATGCGATGCGGTGATATTGAAGCGAACTGTCTCTAACCAATCAGCAGGCACTTGGACGTAGCGGCTGTCTAGCGTTGCATCCACGCGCTCAATCATTTTGTAGTGACGTAGCTTGCGGTTAATATCTACTTCTGCAAGCGTGATGAAATCAGGAATAACAGATGTTAAGTCATCGCGGTTTAACCAGTTGGCAACTGCGGTTTTTAGCTCTGAATAGGTCGTAATAGCCATTTAGTTCACCATTT